GATGCTCAAAGCGACAAGCGGGAGACATGAGACGCGAGATGAAGAAGCTACCTAGCCAACAGAAGCATCTTAGGAATGATGGCCAACTTGTCACGATCAAAGGTTTTGACGAATATCTGCAATATCGTGGGACTCAAGCTTGGAAGAAAGAAATGGTGAAAAGTAAGAAAATGAGGTCAGTCGGATGAATCTACTAACAAGAATTAAAAATTACTTTTCAGAAGAGGTCGAAGAAACCAATCTTGACTGGAAAGAGGTAGCCCTGGACCTCAATCAATCACTGATTGAAACACAAGGAAAACTTCAAGAAGCGAATCAAGAAATCGCAGACTTGAATGAAATTGTAGCAATCTACAAGGAAAAGGAGAAAACAAGATGATGGAATACTTATATTTCGTGACCATCGTAGGAATTGCGCTCTGGTCGCTAGTAAATAAACTAGATGACCACGCTGAAATGAAAAAACGAGATAGCCAGCGAATAGCTAACAATGTCGCACGCATGAACCTGAGAAATTCAGACAAACAATTTACATATGATGTGGAACCTCCTGTGGGACTCGCAAAAGGTGTAGAAGAAGGAGTTTAAAATGGTAACGATCAATAAACTAGAAATCGAAAACGTCAAGCGCGTTAAAGCAGTCAAATTAGAGCCGTCAGCAACTGGTCTGACCATCGTCGGTGGAAATAATAACCAAGGGAAAACAAGCGTGCTGGACGCGATTGCTTGGGCACTGGGTGGCAACAAATACAAACCTAGCCAAGCGCAGAGAGAAGGTAGTACAATCCCGCCTAGCCTTAAAATCACGCTATCAAACGGCTTGATTGTGGAGCGTAGTGGTAAGAATAGCACTCTCAAGGTCATTGACCCTAGTGGTAACAAGGCTGGTCAAAATCTACTTGATAGCTTTGTGGAAGAGCTGGCCATCAACTTGCCAAAATTCATGGAGCAGACCAGCAAAGAAAAAGCTAAGACCTTGCTGCAAATCATCGGAGTTGGTCCGCAACTTGCTGAGTTGGAAATGCAGGAAAAGGCCAAGTATGACGAGCGCCACGCAATCGGTGTGATTGCTGACCAAAAGGAGAAGTTTGCTAAAGAGCAACCGTACTACCCTGATGCGCCAAAAGAGCTGGTCTCTATCGCTGAACTTATCCAGCAACAACAAGCTATCCTTGCCAAGAATGGCGAGAATGCTCGTAAGAGACAGAACTTGATATCTATCAAAAATCAACACGACTCAGCAGCTGCAGAGGTTGAACGATTGGAGCAATTGCTGGCCGATGCCAAAGAAAAAGAAAGTCAGTTAGCTCAAGACTTGGCTATCGCGAATACCGATGCCATGGTTCTTCTTGATGAATCAACTGAAGAAATCGAACAGAACATCGCAGAGATTGACGAAATCAATCGTAAAGTGCGTGCAAATCTGGATAAGGATAAAGCCGAAGAAGATGCTAAGGGTTATCGCGAGCAATACAAGGAGCTTGATAATGTGATTGCTGACATCCGCAAGCAAAAAACAGACTTGCTCACAAATGCAGATTTACCGTTACCTGGCTTGTCCGTGGATGATGGCGAATTGCTCTATCTTGGCCAACGCTGGGATAACATGTCTGGTAGCCAGCAACTGCAAGTCGCGACTGCAATCGTGCGTAAATTGAAGCCAGAGTGTGGATTTGTCTTAATTGATAAATTAGAACAAATGGATCAGCAGACTTTGCAAGAATTCGGCGCATGGCTCGAACAAGAAGGTTTGCAAGCAATCGCGACACGGGTATCGACAGGAGACGAATGTAGCATTCTGATTGAGGACGGGTATAGCGTGAAGCCGGAAAAATTTGTTTCTGCTGCTCAAAACGGTTTAATAAGTGGGACAGCAAACGCTGCAGCATCGGCTACATGGCAAGGTGGATTTTAAAAACTAAAGGAGAACAATCATGAAAAAAACAGAAACTTTTATCGTATTTCGTAACAAAAAAACAGGCGACTTTTTATTGAAATACAAAAGCAAAGAACAAACTCTTGCTTATTCAGTATATTATACAGAAGAACTAAAGCGAACTGCTAAAAATGAGGTTAAAGCTACAAAAAAACAAATTGAAGATTTTACAAAACTAGCAAATGCGTTAGATTGTGAATTGCTCGAAGTGACTGCAACGTATGAACTTAAAACACTTGACGGTGAAGAACCGGAAGATTTAACAGATAAGACCGAGAATTCAAAATCTGAGTCGCTCAAAAAGTTTCTTGATATGTTGGTGAATGGACTGGAGGATGACTAAATATGCAAATCACTAGAGGAAAACGGGCACGAGCTCAAAAGGTAGTTATCTACGGTCCTGAAGGAATTGGGAAGTCTACGTTTGCTGCTGAATTTCCAAATGCTGTCTTCATCGATACAGAAGGTTCGACAGATAACATGGATGTGGCTAGATTAGACAAGCCGACCAGCTGGACCATGCTCATCAATGAGATTGCTTTTATCAAAGCGAATCCTACAGAATGCGGGACACTCGTCATCGACACAATCGACTGGGCGGAAGCTTTGGCAGTTAATTACATCTGTTCGCAACATGGTAAGCAAGGGATTGAAGATTTTGGCTGGGGCAAGGGGTACACATTTGTACAAGAAGAAATGGGACGTTTCTTAAATAGCCTGTCTGACTTGGTAGATATGGGCATCAACGTGGTATTGACTGCGCACGCTCAAATCAAGAAATTTGAACAACCGGACGAGATGGGTTCTTATGACAGATACGAACTAAAGCTTGGTAAGAAGACAAGTTCCCAGACGGCACCACTTGTCAAAGAATGGGCAGATATGGTTCTATTCGCCAACTACAAAACCTTAGTCATGACGGCCGACAATGGCAAGAAGAAGGCGCAGGGCGGTGAGCGCGTGATGTATACCAATCATCGACCGGCTTGGGATGCTAAGAATCGACATGGTTTACCAGATGAATTACCGTTCCATTATGCAGGAATCGCTCATATCTTTGCGAGTCAGCAAGTGCATACACAACAGCCACAACCGCAGACAGTCGCTCCAGAGCCTCAGCAGGCTGTTCAGCAAGCCCCTGAGCAAGTTCAAGAAGAATTGCCTCTCGATATGTCGCAGGTAGCTGAAAAACCTCAAAATGAAGCTTCTAGCACGCCACAGACATTACCTGAACAATATCATGCAAGCTTGCCAAAGAGTTTGACGGACCTCATGTCTCAAGGTAACGTGACAGCAGAAGAACTTCAAAAAGTAGCTTACATTCGCGGGCACTTCCCGCTAGGAACTCCGATCGAAAACTTTCCGCCTGATTATTGGGATATGATTGTGGCACATTGGCAGGCAACTATGGAAGTTATTCAAAACCAAGTGCGAGCAGACCCTGAATTGCCCTTTACCGTGTAAGTTTTGGGAATTAGAAATCATAGCAAAATATAATAAGGAGTATCTATGAAAGATAAAACTATTAAAATTGATTTGTCAAAAATTGCAAATACAGCCTTACAAGAAAAGGTTGACAAAGAACTTGAAAAAGTCCTTGAGAATATTCTGGATCTCAATACAGAAGCCAAAGCAACCCGCAAGGTTACTATCACACTAACGATGTCAACAGATGATGAGCGTACAGTCGTTAAGACAGGTATGGAAGTCAAATCTACTTTAGCACCGCAGAAAGGTGTCGCAACAACTGTCATTGTCGGTCGTGACGACACTGGTAAAATTCATGCTAACGAGCTCAAAAGTGGCATTCCTGGTCAGACTTACTTTGATGACAATGGAGACATGAGAACTGACACTGGCGATCTTATTGAAAAAGTGGAACAGCAGGAAAAATCTAAAATTATTGATTACAATCAAAAGAAAGCAGGTAACTAACCATGACAGAAAATCTCAAAGAAGCATTATCTTACACAGTCGAACTAGCGGGTAAAGAAAACAAAATCATTCGTTCAGAAACTGGGAAGGAATATTTTGACAGCAATGAATATGACTTACAGGAACTTAATCCTCGTAAGTACGCACCTATCCTTGAGCTTCAGACACTCAAAAGTCTAGTTGACTATCTCAAGTCAGATAACGATTTCATCAGTGATCGTAAACTTGTAGTTGTCGTGGACAGTTGTCAAAAAGTATCTGTATATGATCAAGTTGATTTTGAAAATGGTAAACGTCCTCAACTTGTTTCTGTAAGAGCATCTGTCCCAGTTATTCCATTCAGCAATTGGCGTGACCAGGAAGAATTCAACATTATGCTGCAGTCTATGTTTATCAATGATGCAGACCGTAATTTGGTTTTGGATTTTGCTAGCCATTTGAAAATCGAAAAAGGTGCAAAAGTACAGGACAATGGCATCAGTCAAATGGCTACAGTTCGCGATGGTGTGGCAAGCTTAGCACAAGCTAAGACTCCAAATCCAGTAACCTTGCGACCATATCGTACTTTCAACGAAGTAGAGCAGCCTGCTAGTCAATTCGTCTTCCGCATCAACAAATTGGCGAACCTTGCGCTCTTTGAAGCAGATGGGGGTAAATGGAAATTAGAAGCTGTTAAAAACATCTCAGATTATTTAAAAACAGAACTTGCTAGCAACGAAAAAATTACTATTTTAGCTTAAAGGAGAAATCAACATGACACAACAACAATACAACAATTTTGAGCGTGAATTCGGATGGGAAGACACGATTGAAAAGGACTCGGATTTCGTCCTACTGCCTGACGGATTGTACTATTTTACAGTCGTTGGCATGGAACGTACACGACACACGCCAAATCCGCAAAATCCAGGTAAACTACCAGCATGTAATAAGGCTATCGTCAGCATCAAGATTGTAGCTAACGAAGGCGAGACCGAACTGCGCCACAACCTATTCTTACACAGTTCAACCGAAGGCATGCTATCTGCTTTCTTTGCTTCTATCGGTCAGAAGAAAAAAGGCGAACCACTTCGCATGAACTGGAACACCATCATTGGTGCAACTGGTGTTTGTAAAGTCGGAACTCGACAGTACAAGGAAAATAATTATAACGAAGTTAAGTCTATGCTCTATCCTGAAGATGTTGATTACACAAAAGTATTGAACCAACAACCCGGACAAGCTACACAAGGAAGCTACCAGCAACCACAGCAGCCGAATTTTGCGCAACAACCACAAGGACAAGCTGGATACCAAGCTGGGCAATTCTAGGAGGTAAGGGATGCAATTAAGACCTTATCAACAGGAAGCACGGGAGGCTGTTCAAGCTGAATGGGCTAAAGGTCGCAAACGCACGCTCTTAGTATTGCCAACAGGATGCGGAAAGACGATTGTATTTTCCAAAATCATTGAAGACCAAGTGAAAGAGGGCAAGCGGGTGCTTGTCCTTGCTCATAGGTCCGAATTGCTAGAGCAGGCTAGCGATAAGCTAAAGACTGCGACCGGACTTGGCACAGCACTAGAGAAAGCTGAGAATACCTCTATCGGTTCTTGGTATCGGGTTGTAGTAGGATCAGTCCAGACCATGCAGAGAGAGAAGCGACTTAGTCAATTTCCTCCTGACTGGTTCGATACGATTGTGGTTGACGAAGCTCATCACGCTATTTCAGACGGTTATCAACGTGTCCTTGGTTATTTTGAACAATCGAATGTATTGGGAGTAACTGCAACGCCTGACCGCGGAGATATGAAGAACCTTGGTTCTTACTTCGACAGCTTAGCTTATGAGTATTCGCTAGTTCAAGCTATCCAAGAAGGGTATCTATCTAAAATTAAGGCCTTGACAATACCGCTCAGCTTGGATTTAACAAACGTCAGTATGTCAGCTGGTGATTTCAAAGCGAGCGATGTCGGAACGGCACTGGATCCATATCTGGAACAGATAGCAGATGAAATGGCCAAGCAATGTGCAGACCGCAAGACAGTCGTATTCTTGCCTTTGGTGAAGACCTCACAGAAGTTTCGAGATATTCTAAACGCAAAAAGTTTTCGCGCTGCTGAAGTCAATGGAGAGTCCAAGGATCGCGCAGAGGTTTTAGAAGACTTCGAGAATGACCGCTACAACGTTCTTTGTAACTCTATGCTCTTGACTGAAGGCTGGGATTGCCCATCAGTAGATTGCGTGGTAGTGTTAAGACCTACTAAGGTACGTGCCTTGTATAGCCAGATGGTAGGGCGTGGGACTCGCTTGCATCCAGGCAAGGAAGAACTGCTCTTGCTCGACTTTCTCTGGCATACAGAACGTCACGAGCTATGTCGGCCAGCGCACTTAATTTGCGAGACTCCAGAAGTTGCTCAGAAAATGGTTGAGAACATGGAAGAGCAAACCGGAGTCATGCTTGACCTTGAAGATATGGAAGTGAAGGCAGCAGAGGACGTAGTCGCTCAACGCGAAGAAGCTTTGGCCAAGCAATTGGAAGAAATGCGCAAGCGTAAACGTAAGCTGGTGGATCCATTGCAATTTGAAATGTCTATCCATGCTGAAGATTTATCGAACTACGTTCCTAACTTTGGATGGGAAATGGCTCCTGCTAGCGATAAACAAATCAAAGCGCTTGAGAAGTACGGCATACTTCCTGATGAAATCGGGAATGCTGGAAAGGCTGCTTTATATTTAGACAGATTGCACAAGAGACAAGCAGAAGGTTTGACCACACCAAAACAGATTCGTTTTCTGGAAGGTCGAGGCTTTAAAGATGTCGGGATGTGGCAATTTGACCACGCTAGGAATATGATTGATCGCATTGCTGCAAACGGCTGGCGATTGCCAGCAGGCGTGCGACCAGCTGAATATATACCGGGGTGATGTATGAAGTTTCTTGATTTATTTGCTGGCATCGGTGGGTTCCGTCTTGGAATGGAATCCGCGGGTCATGAATGTGTTGGTTTTTGCGAAATTGACAAATTCGCAAGAGCTAGTTATAAAGCTATACACAATACGAAGGGAGAAATAGAATTACATGACATCACAGCAGTATCAGACGAGTTTATTCGAGGAATCGGACGTGTGGACATTATCTGTGGAGGATTTCCGTGTCAGGCTTTCTCGATTGCAGGAAACAGACGAGGTTTTGAAGATACTCGAGGAACTTTGTTCTTTGAGATTGCTAGGTTCGCATCTATTCTCAGACCTAAGTATCTATTCCTTGAGAATGTCAAAGGACTCCTCAATCACGAAAACGGAATTACATTTGAGACCATTATCTCAACCTTGGATGAACTGGGGTACAATGTGGAATGGGAAGTGCTTAACAGCAAGGATTTCGGAGTCCCCCAAAATCGGGAACGTGTATTCATTATCGGACATCTTAGAGGAGAATGTACCAGAAGAGTATTTCCTCTCAGTGGAGAAAATCAGCCAACTAGTAGCCAATCAGTCATAAAAATTGGTAATGTAAATCCATCTGGAAATGGCATGAATGGAGAAGTCTATCAAGCTGACGGCCTAGCTCCTACACTCACAACGAACAAGGGAGAAGGGCAGAAGATAGCCATAAAAAGCAATACTATAAAACAATTTGGGGTATTGCAACCCAATTTTAATCAATGTGGAGTGGTTTACGAAACAGATGGCATCGAACCAACAATCAGAGCCTATCAAGGCGGAGGACTTGAACCTAAAATCATTCAACGAGGTCATGGTTATAATCATGGCGGAGAACATGATATCGCTCCTACTTTGACAAGTAATAGTTATCAGGAAAACAATCATTTATCAGATGGATTTAGGATTAGAAAGCTAACACCTCGTGAATGTTGGAGATTACAAGGTTTTCCAGATTGGGCTTTTGATAAGACGCAAGAGGTCAACTCTAACAGTCAATTATATAAGCAAGCAGGAAATAGCGTGACCGTGAATATTATTGCTGCTATCGCAAAGGAGTTATCATGAGCACAATAGAAAATGTAAAACAATGGTTTATTGACCGAGATCTTGAAAACGGAGGAGAATGATGGCTAGAGATATTTTAACCGATTTAGCATTTGAAAACTTATACAAAGCTGTAGCACTTCCAGATTGGAAAGAATCTGATGAAGTAATCCTTGTTAGCTTAGCCAACAAGGAACAAATAGAGTCAGATGAAAGACATCGCTTAACTGAAAATTGCAGATTTTTTGGCAATCGAATTTGTATCTTCTGTGAACAAGTGAAGAAAAATAATTACATCACGTTATCTAAATCTATGTTAGAAAAAATTATTCAGACAATGGAATCATTTAAAGAAGTGGAGGAAAAGTAAGATGAATACGAAAATGAATTTGGAAAATAAGGTTCAACAGTGGTTTGTTGACCGAAACTTACATCAAGCAAATCTGATCAAGCAGTTCTTAAAGCTGATGGAAGAGTCAGGAGAACTATTTGAGGGTATCGCAAAGGACAAATCTGAGCTGATCTATGATGCGCTTGGTGATATCCAGGTAGTATTGATTGGATTTGAACAACAAATCAAGAACGGTGCTCAGATTTCAGCTAATCAACAGGAACTTGAATTGTTGCTGATGGTTTCAAGCTTGGGCAATATCGCTCAGAAGCTATACGCTCATGTCTGTCACAATGAGACACAGATTCCTTTAATCAAAGCAGACTTGATGTTTCTCAATAGTGTGATTAGTTCTGTTTCATTTTTCAACGGGACGAATGCAGACAGTTGCTTGCAGATTGCTTATGACGCTATCAAAGACCGAAAGGGCAAGATGGTTGATGGAGTTTTCGTGAAAGAGGAGGATTTGGGATGATACAGAAGTACAGAGCGTGGGATAGAACGAGAAACGAAATGAATTATAGAGTCATGGTAGGCAATTGTGATACAGATGATGAAAACTGGACTTGTCCTATCATTTGGATTGAAGAAAGAAAAAAATGGTTACATTTTGATGACTATGGATGTATCATGCAATCAACAGGACTTAAAGACAAGGAAGGTACAGAAGTTTTTGAAGGTGATATCTTACATCATCAGATACAGACAGAATATACCTTTATTGTCAAATACGACAAAGAAAAAGGTCGCTGGTACGGTGATGGTCTGAGTCGTACCTATCGGATTGACATCACAAAGGAATTTTTACCATACTACAAAATCATCGGCAACATCTACGAAAATCCTGAGCTTTTGGAGGTGGAAGGATGAAACCTCGCAAGTATCCATATTCAGGAAGAAGAAAAAGGCAAGATACTTCGTCGTTAATGTTTTCTGCACGACCAATTTTTAAAGAAGTTCCAATTGTAGAAGAAGTTAAGGTTGAGTTCGAAGTTGAAGCTAGTACAGGGCGCATATATCCAGAAACGATAATACATTTAGATATTTCTGGGTATGGAAATAGAGTGCATTCAGTACATCGCTTCCCTGGAACCTTACTGAGTGTTGGTGAGTCAATCCAACTAAAAATGCTTTTCTATAAAAGACTTAGAAATTTTACTACAGATCGTTTCTTGACGTTTAGAGAATCTGATTGGAAGCTCTTTATCCGTGACCTGGTCAACGAATTTGTACATTAGAAAGTTAGTGAGGAGATGGAACATGAGAATAAAAACATCAAATGACTCTATCATCAACGTTGATAACGTGAAGCATAGCATCACAATCGAAGGAGTTGAGTTTGGCTCAGATTGTCGTGCTTTGGTCTCTAAACACAAAGATGGAACAGGGAAGATCACTCTAATATTCGAAGGGAAAATTATTTGAAAGGACAGGCAATGAAACCTAAAAAATACCCATATTCAGGCTCTCGAAAGACAGACAACAAACAAGATATAGTCAAATTCGCTGAGGTTTTAAAATACGAACCAATTAATGTGTCAATTGTTGTTAGAGAAGGGGGAAATAGCGATATATTAGCAAAATGTGTAATTCGCGCTTATGGCGAAGTATTATCGTTTACAGCAACATTATCAGTAAAAAGAACTAGGTTTTCGAAACAAAATCAAGCGTTATTTAAAATCAGGCTTTATCAAAGACTTGAAAAAATGGGGAGCGAGAAACTTTTAGAAATCAATCGTTTCATTTGGTCGAACATGTGTCTGGAAGAATTTAACAAAATAATTACTTAGAAAGGAGGTTTATAGCATGAAATTGAGATTGAAAGAACTTAGAGAGGACCTAGGTCTCTCTGTCAAAGATATGGCTAGGGATACGGGTGTTTCACAAAACACAATTTACTTGTACGAACGGGGTGGATATCCATCAATTAAGCAAATTGAAATGATTGCTAAAACCTATGATGTGAATCCTGCATGGTTAGTTGGATGGGTAGATGATGAAATGCTACCTGCAATCCAGGTAGTCGAAAAAGTGGTTTATAAAGAAAGCCCAACAGCAAGACTGCCAGATTATCACAATAACAATAACGATGGTAAAATTATCAAATGGGTTAAATCCAAAAGATATATGGGAGGTAAGGTTTGGTCAAAAAGAACTTAACAAAAGCACGAAGGGATTATCTCGAGTTTGAACTCGATGATAAATATTTAAAGATTGACAAACTTATTGGCCAGCGTAGACATGAGCTAGAACGTTTGTACGAAGTTAAGCATCTTACTGTTCCTGGTATTGATGATACTGGAGCAAGTGGCAGCGGGACATTCGTCAACAGGTCGGAGAATCTAGCGGTTGCTTATGCAAGCGATCCTATGATTTTAAGATTAGAAAATCTCCAAAACGCTATTTCCCAATTACTAGAGAATCTAGAACCAGATGACAAAAAAATCTTTTATCTTCGCTGGGGAGAACATACTGGATACGACTGGATTCAAGTTTGGCACATCATGGAGAACGGAGAAACTGGGTACTTGTATAGACACAGCAAGCAGATTTACAGAAGACGTGAGGTGATTCTCGATACACTTTCAAATTTGCTCTTTATGTAAAGTTGTCAAAAAAATATATAGAATTGACAAAAAGAATGTGGTAAATTAGTATCATGAAGAATAGCAGAGAGGAAATCTCTGCTTTTTTTGTGCATTAAAAAGGAGGTGAAGATATGTGGTAGTTGTTGAACCAATCAGAAATAGAGATGATGTTCAGCTTATGATTGAATGGCTGACGTTGCATAGTGCAATCAAAGAGTCAGATAGACAACGAAACCTCATGCTCTTCCTTTCTGGTGTTAATTTGGGATTTCGTATAGGTGATATCGTTAAACTGAAAGTAAAGCACGTTAAAGGTTGGCATGTCCAGATCGTCGATGAAAAGACAGACAAGCCAACTAAACGAAAGATGCCAAAGAAATTCAAGAATGCTATGAGGCAGTACATCAAAGATAAGAAAGATGAAGACTTCCTCTTTCCAAGCCGAAACGGAAAGCATCAGCATATAAAACCTAACACAGCTTACAAGATCATAAAGAAAGCTGCTGAAGAAGTTGGTCTAGAAAACATAGCTACTCACTCGATGAGGAAGACCTTTGGCTTATTCATGTACGAACAAACCAAAGATGTCGCTCTTATAATGGACCTACTAAACCACTCAAGCCAGAGTATTTCACTGAGATACATAGGCAAAAACCAAGATTCACAAGACCGAGCCATGACGAAGTTTCAGGGCTTTTAATTTTTTTATTTTACTATCAATTCATTGTTTTGAGGTTATGATGATTTCATTTCGCACTTACAAGATAAACGCTTGATAAATCTGAGTTAAAACTCATGTAGCGAGTTCACTAGAATATGTAAAACAAGGAATTAGAACTATAAAAATAAAGGAGTTTGTTGTAGAATGATAAGTTTTTTAAAAAAGTTTTTTTGTAAATTAAATACAAATAAAACAACCAAAGAAAAAGATAATGAGGATCATTTATCTTTTGAATTTTTAGGCAGAGAAAGCATTCGAGATTTTCAAAACACTTTGCTAAAAAGTCTCCCAACGGTGGAATCTGCATCAAAGTCTATCAGCCTTTTAGCCGAATGCGGATACAAAGCTACGGATTCTAAACACAATGATTGAAGTTTCAACCAGAGCAGACCGAACAGAGTTTTATAATTCCGGCGAATGGAGAGAACTTCGCAAACTTGCACTTGAACGTGATCACTACGAATGCGTTTGGTGCAAAGATGAAAGCAAAGTCACGAGAGAGAATCTAGAAGTTGACCACATCAAAGAGCTAGAGTTCTATCCAGAGTTCGCTCTTGATCTCGACAACCTAAGAACTCTTTGTAAGGAATGTCACAATAAACGTCACGGCCGTTTTCAATTTCGAAAATCAAAAAAATTGATTGAGAAAAATTTCAGAATAGACGAATTTTGGGGATGACAACACCCCCCGGTCAAAAAAATCCAGTGTTTTTAAGGTTTTGGGAACCGGTGGGAGGGGTTAACTGTCCAAATTTTTAACAAAAAAATTAAAGGGGTGGGGGGTAATGGAAGAATACTCAGAAAAAAATATAAAAGAATTAGAAAATCAGCTACTTTCTAAAATCGGCTATTTTAGTCCTAGAAAAAAGGATGCGATCCAGTACGAAAAAGTGAATCGTTATCTTTATCTCGTCAGACTGCTCTATGAGCTGAAAGCCAAACTTCATGAAGACGGATTGGTCATCACTGTTCACAATGGGCAACAGAGATTCCAAAAAGCGAATTCTCTCATCAAGGAAATCAACACAACCAGCAATCAGCTTTTGGCTATTGAGCGGTCGTTTGATTTCGAGATTGAAAATTCTCCTGTTGAGAAACCGACGTCTGGAAGTGATCTGTTATGATTTCTCATCCGTTGGTTGATGACTATATCAAAATGGCCGAGAGTGGAGAAATTGTCGTCAACGAAGAAAGAAAGCGGCTGTTTAAAATCATCAAGGAGAAAATTTATCCTCGTGATGATTTGTATTTTGATAATGACTTGATTGAGAAATTCATTCGGTTTACAGAAAAGAACTTTTTCCCTCTAGCGAAATACCAGCTTTTCTTGACCCCGTTCATTTTTCTTTTTAGGAAAGAGGACGGGGAGCCACACTTTGACGAGTATCTATACACTCTTTCTCGAGGTGGTGGTAAGAATGGTTTTATGTCAGCCAGGTCATCGTTCTTTATCAGTCCTATTTACCCTATCAGAGATTATGATGTGACTATCACTGCGAACTCTGAGAAACAGGGTAAGGTTTCCTTTGAGGAGGTCTATGAGACTATCCAAAGGCGCGGTCTTGAGGACCATTTCCATCTAACTAAAATGTCTATTACAGGTCGAGCGAACAACTCGGTCTTTTCTTTTCGGACGAATAATCCGAAGACCATGGACTCAGCTCGTGATGGCTGTCTAGAGTTTGATGAAATTCACCAGTTTGAAGATGATAAGGCCGTGAAGGTTCAAAGGTCTGGTCTTGGTAAAATCGCTCATGCTCGGACTTTCTACAACGGGACGAATGGATATGTGCGTGAGGGGTTCTATGACAAGCTGATAGAGAAATCTATGCAAATCTTGAATGGAGAGGTTGATGATTTCAGGCTCTTTCCTTTCATCTGCAAGTTAGATAGTGCGGATGAAGTGGACGACATGAAGAACTGGCCAAAGGCAAATCCGATGTTGGATGAAAGCACGCCTTACGCTAAAAGGCTGCTTGCGAGAACCAAGGCTGACTATGATGATCTTGAGTTGGAACCGTCTGGCCGTCAGGAGTTCATGACTAAACGGATGAACCTTCCTGAAGCAGACCTTGAGAAAGATGTCACCTCTCGAGAAAAGCTAGTTGCTTGTTTGCGGTCTCCTGGTGTTAACTTGAAAGGTCGGTCATGTGTTGCTGGGTTTGACTATGCTAGCATCCGAGACTTTGCGAGCGTTGGTTTGCTATTTAAAAATGGTGATGAGTTCATCTGGAAGCAACATTCATTTGCACGAAAATCATTTTTAAAAGTTTTCAAGCTAAAAGCACCTATTGAAGAATGGGCAGAAAAAGGCTTGTTTACAATCGTTGATGGTCCGAGTATTGACCCTCGGCTTTTGATTGCCAAGCTGGAAGAATGGAGAAATCTTTATCAGATTGAGCTTGTATGTGCTGATGGTTTTAGAATGGATTTGTTAAAACCGCTTTTGGAAGAGGCTGGATTTGAATATGAGTTCTTACGGAATCCAGGGGCGATTCAGTCTAAGGTTGCGCCGATTATCGAAGATGGATTTGCGAATGAGAGGTTTATCTTTGAAAATGACAACTCTATGATTTGGTATACAGATAATACCTATGTCAAAGAGGACAAGGATGGCAATAAGCGTTTCTTGAAGAAAGAACCTGTCAGAAGAAAGACGGATGGCTTCCATGCCTTGATTGCTGCTCTTTACAAGAGGGAGCTGGTTCAAGAGTCGAATGTTGGGGAATTCCTAGATATGATTGATAGCTGGGAGTTTTAATTAAAAATAAATTTGGGTGGGTGGTCGGCAGAAATTAAAAGAAAGGAGGAAGTGCATTGGGGTTACTGAATTTATTTAAGCGTGAAGTGCCAGAGGTTGGTTTTGAGTTCGAGGAACTTGAGCGGATGTTTGGGAATCTGCAACTCAAAAGCTTAGCGATTGATAAGTCAGCCGAGTTTATCGCTCGAATTTTCGCTAAGTCAGTGTTTAAGTATCAAGAAAATGGCAAGGTTGAGTCTTCTGATTGGGACTACTTGCTGAATGTAAGACCTAACAAGAACGAATCTGCGTCAGATTTTTGGCAAAAGGTCGTCTATCGCTTGATCACTAAGAATGAGGTCCTAATCTTTCTTACAACTGATGACCAGTTGCTTGTTGCTGACTCTTACACACGGACTAAATATGCTGTTTATGATGATGTGTTTGAGTTTGTAACTTGTAGAGGATATACCTTTGACAAGCGTTTTCGGATGAGTGAAGTCATTTTCTTACAGTACAACAATAACCGACTGCAAGATTATATTTCTGACTTATTTGCCGATTACGAGAAGTTGCACACTCGTTTGGTCGAGGCCTTGGCTAGGAATAATCAAATCAGAGGAACTCTGAAAACCAAAAACAATGGGAGTTTTGATAAGCAGATGCGTGATAAACTCCAATCATATGCCGATGGTCTCTTTAAATCATTTAGCACTAAAACGATTGCCATTGTTCCAGCTCAAGATGGAATGGAATATTCCGAGCATACGAATACAACAGGGACTTCAAATATTTCTGTTGATGAGTTAAAGAAACTTCGTCGGCAATTTGATGATGAGGTCGCGGACGTCTTAGGGATTCCAACAGCTTTAAGTCATGGCGATATGGCCAATCTTGAAAATAGCCAAAAAATGTTTAATAGTTATTGTTACCAATCACTCGTTAAGAAAATGAGTGATGGGCTTAATTTCGCTTTAGTGTCAAGACGGCAATACGAGCGCAATAATCTATTTGTAATCATCGGCGAAGGTCAGAAAGATAAGTTTGCACTTGCTGAAAACATTGATAAGCTTATTTCTTCCGGGGCGATGACTCGAAACGAGGTACGCTCTGAACTTGGCTTAGAATCTGTCCCTGGTGGCGATAAATTCCTCATCACCAAAAACTATCAACTTGGTGAACAGTTAGAGAAAGGAGGTGAGAAAGAAGATGAAAGTAATTCCGATTAAGGGTACGATTATTTCTAACGATGATCGCTGGATTTATGAATGGCTTGAGTGGGAAGCTACCGCTCCAAAAGATGTCGTCCTCCCTGAAAGTGGTGAACCGATTGAGGTTCATATCAATTCGGGCGGTGGAGATGTTTATGCTGGTAGCGAAATCTATACTGCTCTACGCTCGTATCCAGGTGATGTGACCGTGAAAATTGTCGGTATTGCAGCAAGCGCAGCAAGCATGATTGCAATGGCAGGAGACACGGTTGAAATCAGTCCGACTGCCCAAATCATGATCCACAATGTTTCAACGCAAGTAAATGGAGACCATAACGCTCTGCTTCATGAAGCTGGGGTACTAGAAGGGTTTAACAAGTCTATTGCTAGCGCTTATGTTCATAAGACTGGAAATGCTCTTGATGACTTGCTTGACTTGATGAACAAGACTACCTGGTTTGATGCTGAATCAGCTTTGAATCATGGATTTGTAGACAAGATTATGTTTACAAACGAAGTCGCTCCGACTCTGGTAGCGAGTGAAACTCCTGTGATTCCAAGTGATTTTATCGAGAAAATGAGATCAGCAATGACACCGAATATTGATAAAATCGCAGAACTGGTGGCTAATAAGCTAGAAGCTAGACAAATTGAAAAAGAGGCTTTCGAAAATAGCGAATTTGTACAGAAGAAATTCAATCTTCCAGAAAGTCCAGAAAATAACACAGACAAGGCTGTTCCTAAAGGGTTCGGTCTTTTTATGTTTTAAGAAAGGAAAAAACAGAATGACAATGACATTATCTAATCAATTTGAAAAACAACGTCAGGCATTTTTGGATGCCGTTGCAAATGGTGCACCTCAAGAAGAACAAGCGAAGCTATACAATGACATGATCGAGTCCATGACCAATGAAATGATGGCTCAAGCTCGTGATGCTGCCCGTGAAGAAGTTTCAACCTTGAATCCATACGATGCTAAGCTGACCGCTGAAGCTCGTGAGTTTTTCAATAACATTGAAAAAGCCGCACCTAAGGGAGTTGAAAAACTCTTCCCACAAGAAATCATTGACCGTATCTTTGAAGATCTGGTACAAGCTCGTCCGCTCCTTCAACATATCGGTCTTAAAAATGCTGGTATCCGCTTGAAATTCCTCAAATCAGAGCAAACAGGGCAAGCTGTTTGGGGTAAAATCAATGGAGAAATCCAAGGTCAACTCAAACAACAATTCAACGAAGAAGAAGCAATTCAACACAAATTGACTGCTTTCGTTGTAATTCCAAAAGATGCCGAAAAATTTGGACCAGCTTGGTTGGCAAAATTCGTCTCTGTTCAAATCACAGAAGCCTTTGCAGTCGCACTTGAAGCTGCTTTCTTGAATGGTGATGGAGACAACAAACCTATTGGGCTTTCTCGCACTCTTACAGGAACTGTTTCAGGTGATCATACAACTCATGATGAAAAAACAGCTCAAACTACTAAGTTGACTTTTGCTGACTCAGCAACCGTAGTCAAAGAATTGACAAAAGTATGTAAATACCACTCAACTAAAGCTGATGGCACTACTCCAGTTGCAGTCGAAGGCAATCTTGTAATGGTTGTTAATACAGCCGATGCTTGGGATGTGAAGAAACAATACACTTCATTGAATGCTCAAGGAACCTACATCACTGCAATGCCATTCAACATTATCTTGGTAGAATCTGTGGCGCAGACGGCTGGTAAAGTAACTACATTTGTCAAAGGTCGCTACGATGCCTTTGTCGGTGGTGGTATTTCACTTGGTCGCTACACAGAAACCTATGCTTTGGAAGATTTGAACCTTTACACTGCTAAGCAATTCGCTTATGGTAAGGCTCATGATGAAAAGACTGCGGCAGTCTGGACTCTACAACTTCCCCAAGCCTAATCTAGGAGCTGAGCCATGACTCCAGAAGAACAACTTCATCCACTCCTTAAATCCTTCAAGGAGCGGATGAGGATTTTTCATGACGGGGAGGATGCAAACCTCTCCAAAATGTTGGAAAGTTCTGAGTCAGCCATCCTCAGTCTGGTCGGTAGTAATGATTCTGCCAATCCACGAGTGAGAGAGCTGATCTTAGAACGTGCTCGATATGCCTATAATGACCAAGTGGAGTTCTTTTACGGGAACTTTCAAGGGGATTTGATGGCATTATCACTAGAAAATTACAAATTGGAGGAAAAACATGATTAAGGTTTTAAAAGGCTTTTACGACATCAAAGAAGGGGTGTTTCGTTCTGTTGGCCAAGAATTTGAAGCGACAAAAGAGCGCTTTGATGAAATCGATGGGGCGCTTCCTGGCTTTGTTGAATGGGAAGACAAACAATCAGAAGTAACAATGTCTGATGTCCTATCAGATTAATCGTCCCAGCTATCGATATAAAAAGCCAGAGGCTCAAAACGGAGACCTGAGAACCCCCTTGACTTTCTATACTTCTAAAGTCGAGGAGGGGCTTCATGGTCGTGATGTGAGTCACGAGAAGGCTTTTTACACAATGGGGCAAGTTTACTCTCCTAGTTTCAAAGACATTGAAATCGCAACTGGCAAGTCAATGAAAGCTAAGATGACTCTGAAAATTCGTGATCCTTTGTCTGATTATCAGCCGAAGAATGAGCATTTTGTCGAAGTCGGAGACAGTCGTCTCAGTGGTGAAAAATGGCAAATTATCGATGTGCGTCCTGATTTTGACAATCGGGATTTTTTGATAGCCGTTATCGGTGGTGGTCAAGATGTCTAGTGGAGCAGAATTGAGAGGCATTGACGATGTTCTTAGAAACCTTGAAGCACGTCTTGGTGACACAAATGTCAAACGTGCTACGAGTCAAGCCTTGAAGGCAGTCGCAAATGAAACCTTAGAAGAGTTTAAAGGTGCTTTGCAAGTCTATAAAGATAAAGGAGACACTATTGAAAGTGCAACTGTTGGGCGTGTGACGGGTCTTGCTGCTGGCGTTCCTGTTGTGAAGATTGGTTTTAGCGAAGGTTCTCGTTGGCGCTTGGTTCACTTAAATGAGTTTGGATATAGCAAGAATCCACATCCGAGAGGTTTTGGTGTTATCAGACGCTTCTCAGAGGCTCAAGCTAAGACTTACAAATACAGAATGGCTAGCCATTTGAAGATAGGAGGGTTTTAGATGGTCAAAGATAAGTTCAATGAACTCTATGAGGTTTTGAAAAGAGATGAGACTTTAGCTGGAGTCAGTATCAAATCGTTTAATCGCTCGGACTCGCTACCAAGCAATGAGACTAGTATCGTCATTAGACCAGTTGGTCCACCGATGCAGACGGCTCTTGCTAGTAATACAAGTCTAGCTAAGACATTTCTCTATCAGGTCAATGTAGAGTCTAAAAACTACATGGAGTGCAAAGAACTCCAAAGAAAAATTGAAAAGATTATGGAAGACCAGGGATTTTATCAAACCAGTGGTGGTTTGGATGAATGGATTCCAGAAATCAAACGCTATGTAGATGCTCGGACCTATAAGGGTCAGAGTTCTCTATACGAAGAATACTAAATTAAAGAAAGAGGTGCTAAAAATGGCATTGGTTGGTTTTAAACGTATGACAATTCGTGTGTTGGATGGGGAAGCTGCTCCAACACCTGGAAAAAACCTTTTCGTAATCGAAGGTAAAACTGGTGAGGGTGCGACTCGTACCGCTAAAATTTCTGGTCTCGCAAGTGATCCAGTAAAAACATACGGTAGTGATGTCGCTTACCATGTATCAAATCGTGGTGTTGGCGATGTTAAGATGGAAATGACTGCGGTGGATATTCCTCCTACAGTACTCGCTAAAATCCTCGGACACCAAGTCAAAGATGAAATCATTGGTATTGGTGCAGATACAGTTGCTCCATTCTGCGCTGTCATGCTTGAATCTAAGACTGCAAATGGGACTCAGGCACAAGTCGGATTCTTTAAAGGTCAGTTTTCAATGGATGCTGAAGAGCTTGAAACGCTTAAAGATAAGCAAGAAGAACTTCCAGATGACAGCTTGAGCTTTACTGCAATCGCAAGCGATGATACTGAAACAAATGGTCTTTACTATGTCAAGTACATTGGTAAAGAGGAAGAAAAACTCAAGAAATTCAAAGGGCAACTTAAAATGGTTGCTGCAGGGTAAGAAGAGGGCGCGAGCTCTCTTTTTATCTTTTTTCTAGAAAGGAATGTAAATGGCTAAGGTTAAATTTTTAATTAAAAATGAGAAAGGTCAAGATGTTCAAAAGACTAGTAAGGAAATTACTACTAAGGACTATCGTGACTATCTGATCCTCAATGAAACTCTATCATCTGATGTGTCAGAGGTAGAGAAATTAGACAAGCAATTGGAATTTATCGCCTCATTGTTTGAAGATTTGGAAGTGGAAGAACTTTTGAAATTCACGGATATGGCAGACATTTTTGCGGTATTTGCAGACATCTACTCTCATTTGGTGGGTGATGTTGACCCAAAGGAGAAAAAATAAAGCCGAGTGAAGCACTAAAACGGTTTTATGGGTTTGTCAAGCATGCTACTGAGGGTCCTTATGGTATGAGCATCCGGGATGTTATGGATACAAGCTGGGAGGACCTGATGGGCGTTCTTGGTGAAACTGAATCTGCTAAAACTGAGGAAGTCATGGATCTTGCTGACTTTCTAGAAATGATTTAAAAAGGAGGATTTGAATGGCAGGTGGAACGCCGTTAGGTCAAATGTATATCGAGCTAGGGCTGGACGTGTCGAAGTTCAATCCTACTCTAAATGGTGCTAAGAATGCGGTTAAATACTTTCAAAGCAATGTAAAGGCGCTAGACAGCTCCCTTAAAAACAACGGGAAAAACACAGACTTGCTTCAAGCTAAGTACAAGACACTTGGTCAAGCGATTGAAGCGCAAAGAAAAGTCTTGGACCAGATGAAGAAAAGTTTTGATACTCTCGAACCTGGTACAGCTAAATTTGACAATGCTGCTGCTGAGATTGAACGCGAGAATGCTAAGTTGGCAGCAATGGAAGGACATCTTCATCGTGTTAAAGAAGCTTTGGTTGCTGTTGGTAAGGAGAATAGCTTTGCGAACCGTATCAATAAATTTGGAGACGGTCTTATCAAAAGTGGCGATAAAATTAAGACTTTTGGTGATAACGTTTCGAGCTTGGGAGGTAAGTTGACTACTGGCTTAACCCTTCCTTTGGTTGCTAGTGTTGGACTTGTCACGAAAGCTGCGTCTGACTATGAATCTGCTTTTGCAGGTGTGAAGAAAACGGTAGATGAGACTGCGACAGTATCCTACAAGAACTTATCTGACGGTATTCGTCAGATGGCTAAAGAATTGCCAGCTAGTGCGGTTGAAATCGCAAATGTCGCTGAAGTTGCTGGACAGTTGGGTATCAAGGCGGAAGATATTCTTACATTCTCCCGAACTATGATTGACATGGGAGAATCAACGAACTTAAGTGCGGAAGATGCTGCAAGCTCTATCGCTAAGATTGCGAACATCCTTGGTTTGACATCAGACGAATACAAACGATTTGGCTCGTCTGTTGTTGACTTAGGTAACAACTTTGCTACTACCGAGCGTGACATCGTTGAGATGACCAACCGTTTGGCGGCTGGTGGTCGACTAGCTGGACTGACCGCTCCGGATATCCTAGGGCTTGCTACGGCTATGAGCTCTGTTGGTATCGAGGCGGAGGCTGGTGGTACTGCCATGACGCAAACTTTGACGGCTATTGGGAACGCTGTTTCATTGACAGGTAAGGGCGCAGCAGATGACTTGAACCTCATCGCTAAAACTGCTGGAATGACCTCAGAGGAATTTCAACAGGCTTGGAAAGAGAAACCAGTTGTTGCTTTACAATCCTTTATCAAAGGTCTGAAAAATGCTCAAGAAAAAGGCGTAAACATGAACGCTATCTTGGCACAACTTGGAATGACTGGTATCCGACAAAGCAACATGCTGAAATCTTTGGCTCTGGCATCTGATAAAATGGGCGACGCTGTTGATCGTTCAAACAAGGCTTGGAAAGAGAATACTGCTCTGACCAATGAAGCCAATAAACGGTACGAGACTACAGAGTCTCAACTGAAGATGTTCAAGAACCAGGTAACGGACTTGGCTATTGAATTTGGTGGACCTCTTTTGAAGGCTTTGCGTGATGGTCTAAAGGCTGGTAAACCTTGGATTGATACACTCGCTAAAATGGCTAAACAGTTCAGCTCCATGTCTGAAGAGCAACAAAGAAATGTTCTTAAGTGGGCTGCATTAACTGCCGGAGCTGGTCCAGCTTTAAGCATTTTAGGGAAAGGTCTTGGAATTATCGGAAACCTTACAAAAGCTCTTGGTTGGCTCACTAAAGGCACTGGTAAGGCAGTAGGTGGCATGTCTCTAATGCTCAAGACTTTCCAAGCTTTTAGAACAACCGGAAATCTATCATCTGCCTTTAAATTGGCATCTGGTGGAGCAGTTGCTCTTGGGAATGCGACGGCATCAGCTTCATCTTCTACTGGGCTCTTGACAACTGCAATGGGTGGCCTCGCAAATCCATTAGGCTTGATAGTTGGTAGCCTTGCTATTGCGACGGCTGCTGCTGTTCATTTCGGCAACGAGAAAGACAAGGCTCGTATCAAGACGGAAGAATTTGGCTCTCAGTTGAGCGATACTGCTCGTGGAGAATTGCGAAGCTTTCAAAAGACTGTTGATGAAACCAGTACAGCAGTCGCAAACTTCGGGACTCGTGCTGGAGATGCTGAAAAGGTATCTGGAGCCTTTAAAAAGCTCTATGAAGAAGTTGCTGCTGCTGCTGATAAGACCAACAAACGAATGGAAGAGTTGGGCGCTAAATGGGGCCTTAGTGAGGACGATATTGCCAAAGCCAAGGAAAAAAATGCTCAGGTCGTATCTAACACTGAGTCCATGATGAATCAAATTAATGAGATTTATCAACGTCATAACGGAGATGCGAGCAAGTTCTCTCAAGAGGAGAAAGAAATCATCCTGAACAATCAGAATGAGATGATTAAGGCTAAACTCTCAATGATGGACTTGTCAGCCGAGCAACAGAAGGCAGCTTTACAAGCCTTGAATGGCGATGTCAGAAGTCTGAATGAAACGCAATTGAAGCATACTAGAGATGTTTTGAAACAAGCGCTTGATGAGGAAAAGAAACTCTACGAGAACTCAAAGAGTGAGCTGAAAGAGTTGTTAGACGGTAAGGCTATCGACCAGGAGACTTACAACAAGAAAATGCAGACTCTAGAAGCAAACCACACTCAAACGATGGAAGCTCTGGGAAGTAAGTATTATCAGGTCATGCAAAATCTCGATGCAAAGGTGAAAGCTCGAACCGGGCAAAGTTGGAACTATTGGGAAGAAGCTAAGAAAGTTCTGGAAGAGTACGGCCTGTCCTATGAAGAAATCGGGAAGAAAGCTGCTGAAGCTTCTCAAAAGGTAGGTAATTCGCATAGCATCCTTGCTAACTATACTAGTGAAATGAGTAAGGAAGTGAAAGAGGCTAACGATGCCTGGTCATTGTTAGTCGGTAACATTGATAAGAATGGGAATTTCCAAGTGAAAACCAATGTTAAGGAAGTCATCGGAGAGGCTGCCAAATCTGCTGAAGGTTGGGAACAATTGCAGTTTATCGCTAAAACTGCGGAAATCAATTCAAACGCTCGTGCCACAATTGCAGAGGCTCTTGTCGAATCCGGCAAATGGAAAGACATGACTCTGGAAGAAAAGCAATTGATTGTCAAGAACCAAGCTGGTCTACAAGCTATCTTTGATAGCGAAACTCATCTTAAAACATGGAACAGTATGCCGGCCAAAGTCAAAGAACTCCTCATGAAGAACGCTGATGTCATGAACAAGGCAGAGGAAGCCTCAAAGGCTATATCTAACTACGAAGCTCTGAAACCTAAACAGAAGGAGTTGCTGGCTAATGACGAAAGTGTCCGGAGGGCTGTCGCTCGCTCGACTGATACTTTGACCACCTGGAATGCTACAACTCCATTTACAAAAGATTTGAAAGCTGATCCTACGAATGTTTTGAACAACGGGCAATTATCTATTGATAAGATTACAGCGTGGAATTTTGCATCAGCTGAGACGAAATCTCTGGATGCGGTAGATAATACGAGCGCAGCTGTTGGAAGTGCGATTTTGAGTGTTAATTCACCTAAACAAGAAGCTCCTATCAACTTATTTGCTGCTGACCAAACGGGAGGCGTGCGAAACGAGACGAGTGGTGCTATCAATGCTATTAAGCAATATAATCCAGTGGATATTCTTGCTAAGAACAGCACTTCTGCGACTGTTAGCGAGGTGAAAACGGGAGTGAATGGTATCCAGGACAAAACTGTTACTATCAACGCTCAAGATAATGCTTCTGGCGTTCTTTCAGGTATTAAGAGCTGGATTGATAGTGTGACTGGTAATTTCTTTACGAATATCTTTGCGAGCAAGCATGCCAACGGTACCAACTATCACCCTGGAGGGCTTGCTATTGTCAACGACCAAAGGAACAGCAACTACAAAGAAATGGTTACTCTTCCAAATGGCCGGAGCTTCATTCCTCAAGGTCGTGACGTCTTACTTCCTCTTCCAAGAGGTTCTAAGGTCTTGCGAGCGGATAAGACTAGACGTTTGATGCGTGAGATGGGTGTCCCTAAATATGCTTCTGGTATCGGGATCCCGAGCGATGCGAAATTCCTCCGTGAAATGGAAGAAGCGCAACGTAATATCACAATTCAGACTACTAGCGTCCAAAATGGGCAAGATACTGATAAAGTCGTGTCTGAGATGAAGATTCTGAGGTCAAGTTTAGAAAAATTGCTTACCGCTATCCTTAACAAGGACACGAACGCTTATCTGGACAGCTCAAAAGTTACGGATATTATTACCAGGAAGCAGAATGAAAACGAAAGATTGCAATTGTTGATGAAAGGAGTGATTGAATGAGCGTAGTTACTATGAATTTTAATAAAACGGATTTAAGTAATCTTATCGAAATCCATGATGTTCGTCGAAATATTGGGAACAATCGCTCCATCGCAACTTCTTACACTTCGAATATTGGAGTCAATGTTCAGCAACAAACTATCGATGCGAAGTTTATCGAAGTGGAGTTCTCCATCTGGTCGAAAGATAGGAATACCCTCAAGCACAAGCTTGCGGGTATTTTTAATGTTAGCAGCGCTAAAAAGCTTGTTTTCTCAGACGAGCCTGACAAATACTATCTAGCCATGCCGATTGAGAGTATTTCGATGCAAGAAACGAGCGGGCGACGGTCAACAGGTTCTATGAAATTTATCGTGCCGGATGGCGTGGCTCATAGCTCTACATACAAGTCGGTTACTGAGCCAATATCTGCGACGGATAGGCTTGTTTTTGAGGTGAATAACGAAGGCAATGTTGATGCGTATCCGATCGTCACTATCAAGAACAACTCAGAAAATGGTTACGTTGGCATTGTTAATGCTAGCGGTGCTCTAGAAGTTGGAGACCGTGAAGAGGCTGACATCGGAACAGTTAAGCGGTCAGAGGTGTTGATTGATTTTAGAGACGATAGAATTTCAAACGGTTTTGAAAGAGCTACTAAAAACAAGGCAGTCACTAATGACAATGGCGAGAATGTGGTTGGCACATCAGAGGTTGTGACGGTTTGGAATGAAAAACATATCAGACTGAGAAATCAAGCTACTCAAGGAAAATACGGGAACTATGCTACGTCTTTATCGTGGGACATTCCTGTAGATAGTGCTGGAGAGGTTGGCTCTCTAAACGACCATCTGATAGGTAAAATCAATTTTACAACTAATTCAATCAATCAGTATGGATTTATCAAAGTAACCATTTCAGACACTAATGGACAGTTTCTGTACGGCTTTGAATGTTTCAAACAAAAGCAGGGACAAGATTGTCAATTTAATGCGCTTAGATCAGATGGTAAAGGTAGTTACTATTTCTTGAAACGATGGAATTTCATCTGTACGTCAGATAGTAAACAAAACCCTTTTACATCATCAAATGGACGATTTGAATTAAGTCGAAATGATGATAAAGTTCATATTTACTATAACGGTTCTTATCATAGTTTCACTGTTCCTGAGATTAAGGATAGAAAATCAGCTAAAATCCATGTAATGCTTGGGAGCTACTATGATAAACCTCAGCCTGAACACATGTATCTTGATGAGTTGATGTATCGTAAGGATTTCGTTCCAACAATCGGAGATGTCCCCAATCGCTACCCAATCGGTTCTACAATCATCATCAACAATGAGGAAGACATAATCATGGTTGATGGGATTAACAAGTTTGGAGATAGGGTTCATGGTTCCTCATGGATCAAACTTCCTACTGGCAAGAGCCGACTAGAGATTTATACATCAAGTTGGGTCCAAAAGAAACCAACGGTGTCTATAAATTTTGAAGAAAGGTGGCTATGATAATGCTCTTAACAATCCATGATATGAACCTACGGCAAGTCGCATCTATCGATAATGACAAGCAGGGGACATTGAATTACTACGATGACTCATGGGTGCGTTATCTATCAACTGGTTCATCGACTTTTGACTTCACAGTCGCTAAGAAACTTTTAAGCGTAGACTCTGCCCTCACAAGAATCCACAATCACCTTAATGAAAAAGCTTTTGTTTCGTTCGAGTACGGAGGACGGACTCACCTTTTTACGATTCACAAAGTACGTGAGAATGAACATTCTATTGAGGTTAATTGCATTAACCTCAACCTTGAGCTAATCAATGAGTATGCCAATCCTTACAAGGCTAAGAAAGCAATGTCCTTTGTGGAATATTGCCAGGCAATGGACCTATTGAACTATGCTCTGCTCTCTGTTGGTGTTAATGAAATCTCAGAGAAACAACTCAAACTTGAGTGGAGCAATCAGGAAACGAAACTGGCCAGACTCCTTGACCTTGCTAAGCAATTTGGCGCAGAGCTTGATTTTGACACGAAATTGCATGCAGATAGTTCTATTAAGTCCTTTACTGTAAATGTCTATCATGAGAACGACGGTGAACATCAAGGAGTTGGGCGAGATAGGACGGATATCAGCTTGACCTATGGTAAAAATATCGGTTCTATCACTCGAGAGATTGATAAGACTAGTATTTTCAACACTATCCGGCCTACTGGGAATATGCCGACCGTAGAGGTAGAGGACAGCGGAGAACGACATCTCTCTAGTAAGAGGGTCAAGAACTCAGACGGCTCGACAACTGAGACGATTATTCGTACTGCTTCAGATGGGACGAAAAGTAAGACTATCGTCCATACCAAAATCACAAAACTAGCTGATAAGACACGTATCACAACAACCACAACCACTCGTTCTGATGGCTCTATCGAGCAGACTGTCACAACTAGTAAGAAGGGCGGACCTTCAAATACTGAGAAACGGATTATCAAACCTCCTAAGAAAAAAGAGAAAGAAACTGATCCCGAGAAAGAGGTTCTGACTCTTGAGGGGATGGGGGATTGGTCTATTAAGAACGATCGAGGAGAGGTAGAGTTTTACCAGAGAGGACAAGCTTTATATGCTCCTCTCTCAATGCAGCTCTATCCTTCGACCTTTACTTCTGTGACAGCCAAAGACCAGTGGACGAGACGAGACTTTCATTTTGATACGGATGAGCCAAATGAATTAAGACGGCTTGCTTACTTGAAGTTGAAACAGAACTGCTATCCAGCTATCACTTATGAAGTGGATGGGTTTGTGGATGCCGAAATCGGCGATACAATCCAGATTTATGATGACGGCTTTAGTCCAGCCCTTATTGTAAAAGCAAGGGTTTCAGAGCAGAAAATCAGCTTTACGAACCCTGCAAATAACAAGACCAAGTTTGCGAATTTCAAAGCCTTAGAGAATAAACTATCCTCTGGCATCCAGTCAGCCTTTGAGCGTCTTTTTGAGGACGCAAAACCCTATACTATCAAGCTAGCTACAGACAACGGTGTAGCCTTTAAAAATGGCCAAGGTCAGACGATTGTGACCCCTACTTTGATGAAAGGGAACAAGGCTATCAATGCTGGATGGCGTTGGGTTGTGGATGGTGTAATCAAGGCTACAAGCTCTAGTTACATTGTGAGAGCCTCTGACATCAACCAAAAGATGGTTTTGACAGTCTCGGCTTGGATTGATAACAAAGAGGTAGCGTCTGAGCAGTTGACTCTTATCAATGCGCTTGATGGCCTACAAGGTCAAAAGGGTGATACAGGACCGAAAGGAGACCCTGGTCCCAAAGGTGACCGAGGAGAAAAGGGAGCTTTAGATGAAAATCAGCTAAAAGAAATCAAGACAAGTATTGATTCTAAAGCTGACCAAGGGCTGACTCAGGAGCAACTGAACGCTCTCAATGAGAAAGCTGGAATTATCCAAGCTGAGCTCGAGGCTAAAGCTAGCGCTGATGTGCTTGATAACTGGATAAAGGCTTATAAGGACTTTGTCAACGCAAATGAGACCGCAAGGGCGCAAGCTGAGAAAGATTTGATTGCAGCTAGTCAGCGTGTCTCTAATATCGCTAAAGACTTGGGAGAGCTCTCTGACCGCTGGAATTTCATTGATACCTATATGAGTTCCTCAAATGAGGGGCTTGTGATTGGTAAGAACGATGGTAGCTCTAGCATGATGTTCAATCCTAATGGTCGTATTTCAATGTTTAGCGCTGGTGTCGAGGTTATGTATATTTCTCAAGGTGTTATTCATATTGAAAATGGTATTTTTTCTAAGACTATCCAAATTGGACGTTTTAGAGAAGAACAGTATCACATCAATCCAGACATGAACGTGATTAGATATGTAGGAGGTTCTTAATGGCTGAATTTTGGTCAAATAACGATAGAAGCTATTATATAAGATTGTGGGTAGATCAGGTATCCCAAAATACCGCTGAAAATAGCAGTCAAGTCAGGGTAAGGCTTGCGTTGACGAACGGCGCTCATACATTCTCAGATTATAGCTGTACTGCTTCGGTCACAGTAGACGGTCAGACCTTGAGTTGGTCAGGGATGCCGTCAATGTTGAGTCAAAATAGCTCAATTATGCTGATTGACAAGACGGTAACAATCAGACATGACAACGATGGCAAGAAATCGTTTAGCTTATCCGCAACGTTTAGCGGAGGTGGTGGATGGTCACCAGGTACGTTGACGATCAACAGGAACTCATTCACGCTCTCAACGATACCACGTTCAAGCTCTGTAAGTGTAAGCGCAGGTACTATTGGTAGTTCAGTTACTATCAATATTAACCGTCAAAGTTCAAGTTTCAAGCACACGGTACGCTATTCCTGGGCTGGTAAGAGTGGAACGATTGCAACGAATGTAGACACATCCACAACGTGGACGATTCCTCTTGACTTTGCAAACGACATCCCAAACTCTGCTAGTGGTACAGGGACTGTCTATGTAGATACCTATTCAGGATCTACTAAGACAGGTACACAGTCAGCCACATTGACGGCTAGCGTGCCAGCAAATGTAAAACCCACATTTACAGGAATTTCCCTGTCGGACATAAACGGTGCTGCTCAGAACCTTATCCCAAGCGGTAACACGTTCATTCAGGTCATCTCTAACATCAAGGTAGCTTTTAATGGCGCAGTTGGTTCCTACGGTTCATCAATAACTGGATACTACGCTGAAATCGTTGGCAAGAACCAATCTACGAGTTCAAACGGTGGCAGTCTTGGCATTATGAATTATCACGGCACCATCAAAATCAGAGCGAGCGTCTCTGATAGCCGTGGTAGATGGTCTGATACTAAAGAGGTATCTGTAACCGTGCTTGAGTATTTTGCCCCTGCTCTTAGCTTTAGCATAGCACGGACAGGGTCAACCTCTAGCACATTAACAGTCACACGAAATGCCAAAGTAGCACCTCTGACTGTCTCAGGGAGTCAGAAAAACACAATGTCGCTGACTTTCAAAGTTGCAAGACTTGGGACTACTAACTTTCAAGTGGATACAGGACCAGCAACTGGCTCCTGGACAAGTATCTCAAGTCTAGTCAATTCACAAGCCAATCTTTCTGGCACCTATCTAGCTAATCAGTCGTGGGTCGTTATTGGTACACTCGAGGATAAGTTCACTCGTACTGAGTTTATGGTCAATGTGGCCACAGAGAGTGTGGTCTTATCTTATGACAGGTCAGGAGTCGGGGTCAACAAAATCAAGGAGCGAGGAGCCTTGGATGTTAAGGGTGATATCTATGCAAATGACCAGCCTATTCAGCAGCATCAGCTGACACGTAATAACGGAATTTCTATTTTAACGAAAGAAAGTCTTGATAATATCCTTAAAAATGGTATGTATTATAGTCACAGTGCACCTGATAGACCAAGAAATCAGAATGGCTGGTTACTGGTTCAAGTCTATGATGACGCTCAATATGTTGTGCAGACTTATTGGACAGCTGAGAAAGAGACAATGTTAGTAAGGTATCGGATAGCTACTAAATGGGGAGAATGGAAAGAAGTTACCACAAGAGATGACATCCAAAAATACACTCAAGGGACACCTTGGCAAGTCCTACCTTTACAAAACAACTGGGTACATCATCAACAGTACAATAACGTCCAGTTTTCAAAAACGTTTGACGGAGTGGTTTATCTGATAGGTTCAGCCCATAAGGGTAAAACAGCTAACGAGACAGTTATTGGGACTTTACCAGTTGGGTTTAGACCAACGCAAACGTTATTCATTTCAGCTCTCAATAATAGCTATACAGTAGCTGTTTTAGGTATTTACTCAAACGGAAACATCGTTGTAAAATCAAACGTTGACGCTACTTGGCTCAACTTTGATAACGTATCATTCAAAATTTAAGGAGGAAGTATGAAATTAGAATACGGGACAAAATCCCAAGAATTTGACGCAAGCGGAACAGCATCCGCTACAAAGGTCACGTTGGTCAATTCAGACGGTGCTATCGTACCTGTCTTGCTACCAGCTGATAAAATCAGCTTGTCTAATACAGAGCTTTTTGAGTTAGCTCTTGAGTCGCTCTATGAGGATAATTTCCCAAACCGAGCTGAAAACGAGAAATTCAGTAAGGTAGATGAGCAACTCAAGGAAAATAAAAAGATAGCAGCTAAAGTCGAACAAGCGACCATTGAGAACAAGGAAAACCTTGACTCAGTATCAGCTATCACAGAGGTCTTGATTGCTCTAGCAATTTCACAAAATGGAGGTATGCCAACTCATACCTATACTAAGGTTGCTGGTTTTGTCAAGCCTCTAGTCAAGAGTACACGATACTCAAACGGTGACATCATCTCAGGTGCTTATCCATTTGATACTAATGCAAAATGGCCAAAGGGTACGCTGACCATCTTTATGTTTCAAATGAGAGCAAACGAAGGGTTCACATACAAAGAGCAGTCACTATCTGATATGCTTCAGCAAGGTGTTCTTACTGTGGTCATGCCACGTATTGAGTAAAAGGAGGTTATATGCCAATTGAAGAAGCTGAAAAAATCGCTCAAAGTCAGGTAGCTTGGGCGATTTTGTTTATCTTGCTTTTCTTTATTATCATTCGATATCTTATCAAGACTTCGGACAAGCGAGAGAAGAAGATTATGGATTTGCACGAGCAATCAAAGGCCGACTCTAACAGACGAGAAGAGCGTTTGATGACTCACCTGGAAAAGACCACTACAGAATTAACCACAATCACTCACACGGTCGGAGACATTCAAAAAGAAATGGTTCGTATGAACGACCGCATGGAAGAAATCGAAAAAGGAGAATAACACATGCAACAAATTACTGAAATCATCGTAGCTTCAGCTACTGGAATCTTGACTGTTTTGGCTGGTATCGCAGTCAAAGCTATTAAGGACTTCCTTATCAAAAAAGGTGGAGAAAAGACTATCAAAATCGTCGAAATCTTGGCTAAGAACGCAGTCAACGCAGTGGAGCAGGTCGCAGCTGAAACCGGATATAAAGGTGAGGAGAAACTGGAACAGGCTCGTGATAAAATCCGAGCTGAGCTGAGCAAATACAACATCAGCATGACTGATAAGGATTTAGACACATTCGTCGAGTCAGCAGTTAAGCAGATGAATGAAGCTTGGAAAGGGCAATAATCATGGATATTGACAAAAGTAGATTAAGAAGTGGATTGCCACAGGTCGGTGTGAGACCTTACAGACAAGTACACGCTCACTCAACAGGAAACCGTAACTCAACCGCTCAAAATGAAGCAGACTATCATTGGAGAAAGGACCCTGAACTAGGGTTCTTTTCTCATGTTGTAGGAAACGGTCGTGTGATGCAAGTCGGTCCTGTAAACAACGGTTCATGGGACGTTGGCGGCGGTTGGAACGCCGAAACATATGCAGCAGTTGAATTGATTGAAAGTCATTCGACTAAAGAAGAGTTCATGACAGACTATCGTCTTTATATCGAACTGCTACGAAATCTAGCAGATGAAGCAGGCTTGCCCAAAACTCTTGATACAGACGATTTAGCGGGTATCAAGACGCATGAATACTGTACGAATAACCAGCCTGATAACCATTCAGACCACGTTGACCCTTATCCCTATCTTGCGAAATGGGGAATTAGTCGTTCACAATTTAAGCAGGATATTGAGAATGGTCTGACCGTGGAACCTGGATGGAAGGAGAATGCAACTGGATGGTGGTATGTTCGTTCAGATGGCTCTTATCCAAAAGATAAATTCGAAAAAATCGATGACACCTGGTATTATTTTGACGGTTCTGGATACCTGCTGGAAGACAAATGGAAGAAACATTCCGACGGCAAATGGTACTATTTAGACCCTTCAGGAGCTATGGCTACTGGCTGGAAAAAGATTGATGGAAAATGGTATTACTTCTACAGTGAAGGAGCTATGAAGACTGGTTGGGTCAAGTACAAAGACCATTGGTACTATCTCGATGCCAAGGACGGCGACATGAAGTCCAAACAGTTCATTAAGTCGGCCGACGGCTCAGGTTGGTACTACCTAAAAGAAGATGGCAGCATGGCAGACAAGCCAGAGTTCACTGTAGAGCCAGAAGGCTTAATTACTACGAAATAATTTTTAAATAAAGAAAGGAAAATTTCTAAAATATTGTTTGAATTGTTTTAACCGCAGGCAAAAGCTTGCGGTTTTTTGTTTGCAATAATAAAAGCAGTGACCGAAATCACTGCTTATCAGCTGTAGCAAATTCATAAAGTTTTTCTGCCGTTAGAAGCGCCATTTTATCCATACTTGTTTTTCCTTTTCTGAGATCAGAAACAGTAGTCCATGGGACTCCAGCGCCTTGCGAAATAGCAGATGTAGACATCGAGCTGTCTAATAATTCTTGAATAACTTTTCTCATTTTATTTGTCCTTTTTATTTTTTAGATAAATATATACATTGACTACGATTATAAAAATAGCTATTGCACTAACCATTGCATTTCCTCTTTCTATTTGATAAAATAGAGGTGTAAGGGGCTTTCGCCCCAACCTCTTAGCGTTTACCTTTTTCTTTGACGGGATTTCGGTTTACGCTTTTTGTTTTGCCTTGCGACTGTTATTGCAGTCACCAGACTTGCTATAGCAGTTACCGTTTCAGGGATATTATCTATCGCCTTTTCAAGTAACCTAAGCCAATCTTCTTTGTTCAA